AATTTTATTTCCTAAGAATTTTCTATAATTTAGTATAAGATTGTTGACCAGAGTGAGTTTTTTCTTCAATCTTTACTAATTTTTTACCATCTCCTTGAACCCAACTTAAAAATAATACACCTAGACGAAGTCTATCTGCCCTTGCAATTTTATTCCATTCATATCCTTTAAACAAGTCTTTTACAACAAATGTATCCCCTTTATCTAAATTTTTTATTTCTTCTTTTGCACTTTCTAATAAATCATTTGGATTTTTTTTCATTTAACTCAGCTCCTAATATTAATATTTATAATAATATTATCATATTTTAAAGATATTCTCAAATAAAAAATCTTGACATATTATTAATATATAATATAATATCAATATCGATATCAATAAAAAATTAGGAGGTATTAGAATGGCAATGTTAAAAAAAATTTCAATCAAAAATGATATTTTACCAAGATTATTATCAGAGGAGTTTACAGAAAAATATTTTACTGCAACAAAATTTAGAGGGGGAGAATTAGAGAAAAAAATAATAGAACTTATATCAAATGAAAAAATATTACATTCTATTGTAATTGCAAATAAAGTGGGTATAAGCCCTGTTGAAGCATTTTTAGAAAACTATCAAATAGTAAATTATCCACTAGCTCCAGAATTTGAATTTAAAGACGGAGAAGAAGTATTTATTGGAACGATGTTTGGATTTATTTTTCAGTTTATTTTTGGATTTTCTAAAGATGAAAAAAGAAAAAAAGTAGAAAAATTAGGAATAGAAACTGCAAGCTACTTTAATACTGAAAATATAATTATTGAAATAATTGAGTAAATTAGGTTGTATAATAAATTAAATCTATGACCTTTTAAACATTAGAAAAAATATGGGTTTAAATATAAAGTGGTATTTTAAGTGGTGTACATTGATAGTTGAATTTAGCTATTTGTATAAACTTTAAATAACAAAAACAGGAAATTAATCCTGCTTTATTTTAATTTTTATGATTTTATAATTATTTTAGATGTTTTTTTTGTAAAAAAATGCTGCATTTTATATTATTTTATGATATAATTTTAAAAAAATTAGGGAGGAATTTAAAAAATGCACAATATTACTGCAAGTAGCTTTTTTGCTGGAATAGGTGGAACTTGCTTAGGTTTTAAACAAGCAGGTGTAAATGTTATATGGGCAAATGAATATGATAAAAATGCATGTGAAACATATAGAAATAACATCAAAAATACAAAATTAATTCAGGAAGATATAAAAAACTTGGATATAGACACTATTCCTAAAACAGATATTTTAATCGCAGGATTTCCATGTCAAGCTTTTTCTATTGCTGGAAAAAAAGGTGGTTTCAATGATGAAAGAGGAAAACTTTTTTTTAATCTTCTTGATATAATAAAATTAAAAAAAAATGATGTGATATTTCTAGAAAATGTAAAAAACTTAGAAAATCACGAAAAAGGAAGAACATTAAATACAATTTTAAATTGTTTAAAAGATGCTGGATATTTTGTAAAATACAAAGTATTAAACACTATGGATTATGGTAATATCCCTCAAAATAGAGAAAGAATCTATATTGTAGGTTTTTTAAAAAAAGAAAGTTATGAGAAATTTACTTTTCCAAAAAAGGTTAAACTTACCAAAAAAATAAATGATCTTATAAATTTATCAGAAAAAAAAGAAGATATCTTTTATTATAAAAAATATAAGATATATGATAAAATAAAGAAAGAAATTATAAAACATGATACCATTTATCAATGGCGAAGAAAATATGTGAGAGAAAACAAGAGTAAAGTTTGCCCAACTTTAACTGCGAATATGGGAACTGGAGGACATAATGTTCCATTGATTTTAGATGATTATGATATTAGAAAATTAACTCCTGAAGAATGCCTTATATTTCAAGGATTTCCAAAAAGTTTTAAGTTTCCAAAAATAGTGAGTAAGTCTGAAGCGTATAAACAAGCAGGTAATTCTGTATCAGTTCCAATAATAAAAAAAATAGCAAAGAATATCGTCTCTGCTATTTCATAATTACACAAAAAAAGGTTTCTATTGAAGCCTTTTTTTACATAAATTTTTCGTAAGAACCAACAGGCATTAATGAAATATGATATTTTCCATCAATAATTTCTATTTTTACTGAATCATATCCTGTTTTAGCTAGTTCTTCATAACTTACTACTTCATTGGGTTTTGTTTTTTCTATCCCTAATTTTTCAAAAAGCCACTTTCCTAAATTTGAATTGGGATTAGTCATTAGTGCTTTATCATCTTGTTGACATATTTTTGCACTAAAATTTAAATCTTCTGCAAATAGGTCAAATTCCTCTTCAGGAAAAAAATTAGGATAATTAGTTCTTATTTCATGTGGGATAGGAATATAAACTTCGTACAAATCTCTAACTCTCCCCCTGGCATTACTTTGATTCATACTACTTCTTGGAAAACAAGTTTTCTTTCCATGTTTCCAAGAATACAAAGGTAAAATTATATAATCCATTACTATTACACCTCCCTTCATTTAAAAACTATTATTATTTTATACTAATTAAACTTTTTTTTCAATAAAAAAAAGAGGGGCAGGACAAAATCCTACCCCATTACTTTATTTTATTTAATCTCTTTATCTAAATCTTCTTGGTTTATTTTACCTGGCTTTATATTCTTATCATTAGTACACTTAGAATTGCATTTATCCCCTTTACACTGCTCAAGTGCTATTTTAAGTTTCTCAGGGATAGGCAATCCTAACTTGCTCGCATTCTCTATAACAGATAAAAACTCTGTGGCCACATAGAGTATAATAACCAAATTTCTTATCCCAACATTAGGTATCATCTGTTCTATAACTGTTGAGCAAGACACTATAATTAATATAAAAACTTTTTTAGATATCCCACGATAAGCTCTAGTACTATTGACAGTCTTAGTTATGTAACCTACCCAAACTCCAGTAGCATAGTCTATGAGCATAAGAAATACTAATACTTTTACAGATAAGTCAAACCCACCTAATGCCCAAACTAAAATAGATATCCACCCAGTCCAAACCATTGCTATGCCATTTTTAGCACTTATAAAAAAATCTTCCATCTACTCACCCTTTCTAAAATGACTAGCCCCAAACATTCTAACCATTCTATACATTAAATTTCTTTTTATTACACCTACATCCCATTCTTTCATAATCTCTAAGAATATTTTGTCAGCTTCTTCTCTAGTAACATCTAAAGTACATTTACTAGAATATAGCCAGTCATGGACTACAGCAGCTCTCCCATGTTTACCATAACTATTAATTATGTTTCTAAATATTCTTGGAACTGAGGCGTAATCTGTTTTGAATCCCTTTGGGACTGTCACAAGTCCCTTAGATGTTCCGTAAGTATAATCTTCTAAAACTTCCCAATATTTATCATCTATTGGTGATGTATTTAGTTTAGTTATTTCCATAATTTAAACCTCCTATTTTACATCAAATTTTTTATTTTCCCATTTCTTATATGCATCCAAATATAATTCTTTCTTATCCCCATTATAGGTTAATTCATAGTACATTCCATCTGATACTGTTGTAGATAGCAATGCTTTTGCATTTTGTAGAGTTTTGCAATACCATACAACAAATACATCATCTTTTATTATTTTTAAATCATCTGTTTTATCTGCTCTTTCATTAAAATATTCAACTACTTTTTCCTTACAAAATTCTTGAAATTTGTTAAATTCCATACTTTTACCTCCTAAAATTTTTATAATAAATTTGTCTGGCCAGACTGTTTTATTAATTAGTTTTCAATTTGGAAATGAGGACCATCCTTAAATGTCTTCCAATCTCCACCCCAAGTAATTACATAACCTAATTTTCTTGCTACTTCTTTTACACAATCAGCAACTTCTTTATAATATTTAAAATCCCAAGTTATTTTCCCATTAATCCAAATTGCAATATCTACTGCTTTACCTCTCAAATGATAGCTTTTCAATGTCTTTGATTTCCCTTGTGCAACTAATTCTATTTGTCTTTTTAATGTTCTAATTCCTTCTGTTATAGAAAAATCATAAGGGCTTTCTTTAATAGCTATATTCATTAAATTTTGAAGTCTTATATCTACTGTTCCAAGTTTTGCTTTGCTTCTTTCTGAAAACTTATACATTTTTCTCAACTCCTTTTTCAATTACTATTCTTCATAAATTCTTTTATCTTATTTTCATAATCTTCTTTTTTTATTAACATAGGTTCTTCTAATGTTTTAAAATAATTTTCTGTATCATAGATAGACTGTACAAAATTACTTCCATAGAACATTAATTGTACTAATTTTATCATGTCTACTTCATAATCAAAGTCATCTTCAAAGTACCAAGTTCTAGTTATATCTTTATGTAAAAATGTCTTTACAAAAAACATAACAAGAGCAGTAATTGCCATAAATGTTATGTCTTTAACTCTACATTTTTGTCTGTGCTTTACTTTATCTATTTCATAATCAAATCCATAATCAAGTATTTCATTTTTTATGTTATTGATTTGTTCCTCACAGTATTTTTTAAATCCTTGTTCATCTTCAACTACCCATTTTTTATTTTTTAAAATATGATAAGGACTAGGCTTGTCATTTATGTCATATAAGACATCTTCTGCTTCTGAATATTCCCAACTAGATGGGATATTGTCCCCATGAAACTCAACTAACTCCCCAAAATTTACTATTTCTTTGTAATTTGGAATTTGATTTTCTGTTTGAAATATAACTGTTACTTCCCCATTTAATAATCTTTCTTTATTCAAATAAAAATACATTAATCTACCTCCATTGCTATATATTGAACTTCTCCACTTCCTGTTGCATTAGAAATTGTAGAAGTTTCAGCGCTTGCTGTTATTGATAAGTTTTTAAAATGTGATTGATTTAAACTAAATATAACCCCATTAAACGTTGTATAAGTTATCTTATCACTACCATTTTTACTATTCCCTACATATCTTTTTAAAATATGTTCTCCTTGGATTTCTAATCTGCTTTCTAAAATATTTATTTCTAATATGTATCTAACATCAGTTCTAGTTTGATACCTTTTTAAAATATTAAGAGGAGTACTAATATCTAATGGCTCAATATAGTATTCTAAATATGGATTGTTAGATAAAGTATAATTAAAATTAATATTATAATTTTTATCAAATATTACTTCTTCATTTCTCCTTACTTTTATATTTACAGATGGCAATTTTAATACTTTTAAGTAGCTTCTTTTAGCATCATATTCTGTATAATTTGGTTGCCAATCAGAAATAGTTTCTTCTCTAACATTTAAGCCTGATATTCTTTTAAAAAAATTCTTCACATAATTTTTTTCTGTAAAGCCTGTAATTCCTAGTAAAGTAGAAATGACTACATTACCCATATACCAAGTTGTCCCTATAACTTTAATTGGACTTGCCTCTCTATAGTCTTCATTTGTTGCACCTACAAAAAAACGATAAGAAACTCCACCTAAATGTTCTGCATAACAAAAAATACTAGCCATATTCTTTCCAAAATTTGCAGACTTTATTGTAGTTAAAACTACCATCGGTTGTTGGAATCCATCAAAATTAACTACTCCGCTTCCTTGGCTGTTAGTTGCTATAACTCCATACTTAAAATTTCTAATTCTAGTTAATCTATAGCCGCCTCTATAAAAATCTATAGCACCATTTTCAATAGTTATAACCTCATTAGTTCCACGACTTATAAATCTAGCTGACCCATCAAAATTTGTCTTGCCAGTTATTGTAAAATCCCCTGTTTCTAACGCTCCTTGGACTGTGCCAGCATAATTATATGCTAGATTAGCCCTATTTTGTGATAGATTTGCGAGATTATAAGCATTATTTGCTCTATTCATAGCATTATTACTATTTTCTTGTGTTTCTAAAAGTAATTCTTGTGAATTTGCTGTACAATCAAATACTGTTGCATAAGCAACATACCATTCAACCGCTTGCTTATTGTCTCCATTATTTGCTGATAAAAAATAAAAATTTGTTGTAGAAAACCCACCACTAGTACCACATTGCACAACCCATATATATTCCTCATATTTCCCTGTTCCAAGATTAGAAGTTATCCAACCAATGTATTTTGGGTCAGCTCCTATTGAATTAGAGGCCCATTCAATAGAAAATCCCAATGGAATTTTTGCTATAAGCCGTGTTATAAAAACAGCTCCACTTCTACTTTGTGTTGCAAAATAAAAGCCACCACAATTAGGACTTGTATCACCATATTGCTTCCTAATTACCAATACTTTTCCACTGGTATTTGGTGGGAAATGTTCATGATTGGCTGGAACTTCCCAAACAAAAGTTCCAAGTACGCTATTTTGATGATTATTATACGTTACTGTTGAATTAGCTCCTTTCTTAAATTCTGGGTCTAAATATAGCATTTTACCAGTACCAATCGCATTTACCCACTTTTGTTTATTAAGTGTTTTAGATATATTTTCTCCATTTACAAATTGTGTTATTTCTCTATTTTTAAACTCAATTCTATTTGGAGAAGCCTCATCACCAATTGCAAATATTGTATTTTTCCATCTTGGGTCTGTTATATCAGTAACTCCTAGTAATATTTGCGATGTCACCCTTGACGGATTGGCAGGGTCTTTTATATTTAAAGCAATTCTATTATTTGGATTTTCAGCTTCAAATTGTCCCATTTTGTCAAAAGTTACATGAGCAAGCTCTCCATTAAGACTACCAAACTTTTCACCATTATTTAAAAGATATGCTCCAACTTTATCAGCTGTACCTTGTAGTTTTATAATATTTCCATCAATAGAGTTATACATTTTCATAGCTGGTAAAATCTCATCTTCGCTAATTGGATTCCATACTCCGTTATAAAATTTTTTCCATACATTTGTATCTGGGTTTACCCAAATATCATTTTCTTTTACATCTGCTAAATTAGGTTCTGTTTTCTGTCTAAAGAGTTTACTTCTCACATCTCTATCTAAAACTCTTAAATTTTTACTATTCTCATTTATTTTTTCTTCAAGATTCTTTAGCTCTATGAAGTTATTATTACCTTTTCCAGATAAGATACTAGAATAGTTAAAGTCCCCGTTATTTTCAACACATTCAGTTTCTATTCTCATTTCAAATTGTGCTGGTTTTAATGATATTTGAATATTTGTTACTCTTACAACTGTATTAATATCTTCAAGTTCTAAACTGTAAACTTCTCCCAATTCAATATCTTTTAAAAAATAAGTATTAAAATTAAAATTTTTATTATTTAATATTTGTGCTTTATATTCAGATAACGCTATATGTTTAGCTAGTTTTTCTGTCTGCACTTCTCTATTTTTCTGAATAGATATAAAATTTTCTTGATATTTTTCTAATATGTTAGGATTTTTGATAATAGCTTCATTGTCTTGATATTTCACAAGTGGTAGCCCTTTTATTTCAAAATTTTCTATATATAATTTATAAGGATATGGATTAAAAAATTTAACTATTGCTTGTGTTTCTTTCCATTCTTCAATTTTATAATGATAATCTTTTACAAGATTCACATCTACTTTGCTTTTTATATCATCTTCTTTTGTAAAATAATATCCTGTTGCTTTAGTCAGAGTTGGATTAGATACACTAGATGTTGTATAAGTTATCTTCATTGCTTGTACTTCTGCTGCACCTAATCTTGTATATGGATTTATAATTACTTTTTGTGCTAAATTAAAGACAACTTGATTCTCTAATTTAATGAATCTATCATAGTTTACCCGTATTCCATTGTATAAGGTACTTTTAAAGGCTTCCTCTACTTCAGTGATAATATTAGTCCTATCAAACTTTAAAACATCATTTAACATAAAATTACGAGTTCTTGAAAATAATTTTTTATTTTTAATGTATAAAATACTATCAGTAGCTTTAATAAATCTCTGTAAAATATCAACCCATCTTTCATCTTGCTCAAATAAAACAAAAGGTACTCTCATTAAGCTTCCATCTTCAAATGCTATATTTACAAAATCTATCTGCTCATCTGAGAAGCCTAATTTATTTGCAACTATATGAAGTAATGAATTATATTTATCGTTTATATTACAAAAAAATAGATCAAAGAAGACCATTGTTTCTGGGACTACCTTATCAAATAGCTTGTCATAACTATCTTTAATAGAATATGTAAAAGTTTCTTTTCCTGTGTAACTTTTATTTCTTCTTTCAAGAGTTGCCATTCCTTGCAGTTCATAAAGTAAATTTCCAACTTCATCAAGAATTTCTATTTTTACTTCATTTCCAGTATCAACTAACTTTTCATCAAGAATAAAACTAGCTTCCATAGAAGAAATTTCGCTAGTCCTAGGCAGAGTTATATTACAATTATCTATATAATCTGTAATATCAATATTTTTAGATATATTAAATATCTTAGCTATATATAAATGTGAATCTTGTCTTATTGATAATCTACTCATTTTTCTTCTCCATATATTTTTAATTTCATCCGTATACTTCCATTTATTCCACTAATTAAACCGATAGACCAAGGTGCATTTACATTTCCTGTATTTATAAAAAATTTAGGTGTTAATCTTATTTCGTGATTATTGTTCTGTTGAGATTGACTAACTAAATTTAAAAGTTTCATATTTTCATCAAAATCACCTATTTTATTTTGGTTTAAATTTGGCGAACCAAACTGATATAACATATCACGAAAACTTTGTATCTCATCATCTGTAACATTTATATATATTTTCCCACTTGAAAATGTTACAAGATAATCTGTAGAGGTATTAAAAGTATTAGAAAAAATACATCCTTCAAACTCTAAATGCTTATACTTATGTAATGGATTTGGAAGTTTAATTGTACAAAATTGTACACTATCATAAATTCTTTCTATTTCCATTATTTTTATTCTTCTATCTAATTTTTCGTTTAAAAACTCTTTCCCTTTTTTTTCCAAGTTTATATTTATTTGTTTTTTTAATTCTTCAACATAATCTTGTGCTAATTTATTTATAGCAGGGTCAGTATACAGCGTTCCTGCTTTTGGTTCTTTTGTTTTTATAATAATTGGCTCAAATGTAATCCTATTTTGCTCATTTTCTAAACTTAGATATACATTTGTCCAACCACCTTTTTGAAAACACCCATAATGAATTGGGAAATCTATAGTATTACCATTTAAAATTTTAATTTCTTCAATATATCTAGTATCTGAAAAAACATACTTTACTATTAACTTTTTCCCAACTAAATTAGTATCAAAATTATGATGGAATATTACTTCTAAATGTGGAATACCATTATCTCCAACATAGAATGTATGTGGTTCAAACTCTACTCTATTTTCAAATATATGTACTTTTGTTTTTTCTTTCATTTATTACTCCTAAGAACTAATTTTTGGCCTTTTATCCCAAAGTTCTATACCTTTATTTACACTTTTTAATATTCTTGTATCTAAGTCATCTACTCCATAAACCTTTTCATAGAAATTATTAGTAACCTTTATTTCTATATTAGAAGATTTGTCTTGATAGTAAGCATTACCAAGTTTATTTTCTACGCCATCTTTATTATTAATAGCATCAAATCCACCTAGTCCATTACTTTCCAATCTATAACCAAAATCTTTTAATTTATTTTTGATGATGTTAAATGCTCCCTCAAATGTACCTGCTTTTTCTATCTCTGCTTTCATATCTTCAGTATTAACAAACTTAGATATTAACCCTTGATACACTGAACTCTCAGAAAATGCTTTTATTAAACTTGCTTTTGTACTTTCATATAAAGACTCTCCTAAACTCTTTGTAAATGTATCAAATTTCTTTTCTTTTTGAGCTTCATTCATTGCATTACTTAAAGCATTTTTCATATCGTTTAGTTTGGCATTAAAATCACTATTTGGAAGTATTTTATTGATAATTGATATGTCAATTCCTCTACTCAATAGAAATTGTTTTATAGTATCAAGAGACTTTTTAGCTTGTGTTTCTATTCCTTCAGCTAATTTTAATTTGCTAAAATCAATTCCACTAAGTAAATCATTAAAGTTTAGTTTTCCAGTTTTCTTGATATTTACTAGCTTTTCAGATATTTTCTTAAATTCATCATTAAAATATCTATCTAAATCAGAAAAAGCTACATCATAAGCAATAGAACTTGCATTTTTAAATATTTTTTCAAAATAGGTTTTCATTGATGATACAAATCCACCATTGCCACTTGCTAGCCCCTCAATTGTCTGAGCTCTCACATCTTGCATAGCAGTAACTAAAACTTGATTATTTTTAGCCATTTCCCTAATAGTTGTGTTATATTTCTCTCCAACAAGTCCCATTTGTTTAAATTGTTCTGTGTACTCTTCAATTAATTTTTTCTCTGAAATATAGTCTATACCAGATAAACTTTCAAGTGTTGCTCCATTAAATAGCTCTTTTTTCTCTCTTTCTAATATATCTAACTGTGTTACAAACTCAGATATTTGCTTTTTCCACTCATCTAAATTTGATTGAGTTAAATCCCTACCTGTTGCTTTTCTTAAATCTTTATGTGATATATTTTTTAAAGCATCATTAAGCTGTCTTATCTCACTATCAGTAAAAGCATCTAGTTCAGTTTTATCAAAGCCAAGATATTTTAATAATTTACTTTCGCTAAGAGTTACAGCTGTATAGGTGTCTTTATGTTTTTTCTTAAACATTTTTCTAACACTTGCTGAACCTCTTTCAAGTGCAGATATATCACTAAAATGTTTCCCATTTACCATTGATGTATAAAGATTTTCAAAGTTTTTTTCTCCGCCATATATACTCTTTAAAGTAGGATTTTTTGCTACATCACTTAGCATTCTATCTGAGAAACTTTTTATTATTTCAGAATTTCTCATTAAAGCTTGCGTTAGTTGCTGCATTGCCTTAGTTTGTTCAGAATATATATTTTCATTTTCTTTATTTTTAGCATCAATAGCTGCAGCTTTTTTCTTAGCTTTAGAGTCAATCATTGAATTTGCTATCATTGCAATTCCTATTGCTGCCCCAACTCCACTTGCTATTGCTCCTGCTGCTGCAAGTCCTGCACCTGCTGTTGCTGCTATTCCACTTGCTGACGAAATAGAAGCTAAACTCCCTGTTGTTGTAGCTGATCCTGTTAATGTTCCAAAAGCTGTTCCTAAGCTTTGCATACCTCCTATTAAACTTCCTAAATTAGATAATGTACTACTTCCAGTTTGTGCTCCAATTGATGATATTCCTCCAGATAATGATGAAAGTCCATTAGTAATAGATTCAATTTTAGCAACTCTTTCCTTTATAGCTTTATCTTCTTGATTATACAGCCTAATTTTTTTTGCTAAATTATCTTTTTTAGCCATCATTTCTTGAAGTTCTGCTTTTTGAAATTCAGTAGTACCTTCTTTTATAGCATCTGTAAAATCTTTTAAGGCTTTGTACTCAGCAACATCTTTTTCATAAGAAATTTCTTTTGAACTTTTAGGATTGTATGCCCCAATTTTTGTTATGTCTTCTTCTTGAAGTTTTGCTAATTCTTTAGTTAATTTTTCTTTTGCTTTATCAAAATCAATTTCATTAATTTTCAATTTCAACTCTTTAGAAGCCTTATCAAATTCTGTTTTTAATGTTGGGATAAGAGAAGTGGCACCAACTTCAACTGCTTTTTGTAATGCAGATTTTAAATATGAAACTTTTTCTTCTAATATTTCTTTATTATCTAAACCTATTAATTCCCAGATTTTAGGTGCTTTTATTAAATAATCTTCATATTCTTTAAATAGCTCTTTGATTTCATCTTTTTTTTCTTTTTTTTCTTTCTTTTTTTTCTTTTTACCTTCACCATCTGTTATTTTTGGAGTATCTAATTCAATATAATCTTTCTTCAAATTTTCAAAATATTTTAATTGATAATCTTTAGCACCTTCTTTTGAAAGTTCTGCTATTGCTTTTGATATTTCACTTTTATTTTTAAATACTTTTTTCTTATAACTATCTAATTTATCTTCAAGATTTTTCCATTTTTCAATATCACTTTTTGAACTATTTCCAGCAGTTAAATATCCTTCATTTGAATTATTAAGACGAGTGTATTCTTCTTTTAACTTTTTTAATTTTTCCATAGTTTTTAAAGTTTTTTTAGAATATCTATCTTCATTTTCATCAGCTTTTTTTAATATTTCAACTTGAGTTTCTAAAGTCTTTATCATCTCTTCATAAGATTTTTTTCTTTCTCTTATAGAAACACCAGTTGTTTTATTTTTTATTACTTCGTCTTCTTTTTTATCCCAATATTTTAATGCTTTATTTTCACCATACATTAAAGCTATATATGGTAATGCTTTTAATAATGGACCTGCTGCTAATTTAGTTACACTAGCTGTTGTTCCCCCTGCAGCAGCTGTTCCAAATATAGCTGCTCCTCCAAAGCTTCCAGAAGTTGCAGTTGTTATCACTTCTTTTGTAAAAAATCCACTACCTATTAAACCTAATAAAGCTTTTATTCCAGCACCAGTTGCCATAATTCCATTAATAGCTTCTAATACAACTTTTACACTGCCTATTGCAGTTTTTAAAGCCCAAATTCCTCCTGTTAAAATTCCAACTACTTTTATAGTTAAAGTTATTTTATCTATGTTTTCTTGACTAAATACTTTTTTCCAATCTATTTCTGAAATCTTTTTTGTTAAATCTTTAACAGTTGGTATTAAAGCTTCTCCAATTTCTCTTACAGCTTTATTCGCTTGTTCTTTCAACTTTGAAAAAGCCCTATCAGCTCCCTCATCCAATACTCCCAATGCTTTATTTGCAGTTCCACTAGAATTTTTTACATCATCTAAACTATTTTTTAATTTAGTAAGATTTCCACCAGCTAAATTCATTATTGCATTTCCTGCTTCTACTGAACCAAATAAATCAGTAAATGATTTACCAGTTTTCTTGGAATATTCTTCTAATTTTTGGATTGCATCTACTATAGTATGGGTTTTCATAAACTCTGAAAACATTTCACCAGTAGCTTCTTTAAAATTCTTTGAGGCAACAGTACTTGATTTTCCTAATTCAGCAAAAGCGCTTCTTAATGAAGTAACAGCTTCACTTGTTTCAACCTTATTTGCTGTTATTGTTGTTAATGCTACAGCTAAATCTTCAAATGATACATTTACATTATTAGCTAAACTTGTAACTCTTGCTAAACTTCCTTGTAATTCATTGATAGTAGTAATACCTTTATTTTGAACAGTCATTAAAATATCTGCAACTCTTCCAGCTTCGGTTGCTTCCATCTTATACCCATTTAAAACAGATACTAACCCATTCATAGCACTTTCATAATCTGTAAAACCTGCAATAGATAATTTAGCAGACGTATCTAATATCTCTTGAGCATTAGCAACATCTCCCATTGATGAAACTAGTTGATAATTTCCTTCTGTTATCTGTTCCACAGAAAGTCCATATTTAACTGATAAATCTTCTGCTGACTTTTTAATTTCTTCAAAACTTCTATCAGATATAGTTTTTACTTTCAATATTCCTGCTTCAAAGTCTGCATACTTTTTTACAGCTAAGGTTGTACTTCCAGCCATACCTGCAAAAGCTATTCCAGATATTCTACCTAGTCCTGATAAATTTTCTTCCATTTTCTTTATTTTTAGTGTTGCATTTTCAGTAGCAGTAGCTAATTTGTTTGGAAGTGAAATAAGGCTAGGTTTTACTGTGTTGGCAGTTTTCCCTAATGAAGCTATAGAATCATCTGTTTTTTTAACTTTTTCATTAGCTACATTTGAGTTTTTACCAAATTTATCAACTGAGTCAGAGGCTTTTCCAAAATTATCTTGACTTGTATCACCAATTTTTTCTATTTCTTCATTAACTTTCTCTAAATCTTCTTTTATATTTCCATCTAAACTAGCTTGAAGTTCTAAGGTTATATCTGCACTTTCATCTTTCATAATTCACCTCCAAATAAAAAAAGAGAGTTAAAAAACTCTCTTAATTTAAAATAATTATTTTATCTTTTCCATCAATTTGTTGTATTCTTTCTCTGATTGATCATATATTTTTTCCATTTCTTTCTCGTATTCAATATCTATAATTTCTTGTAACAAATCATAACCACTATATTTTTTTCCACCTTTTTGTGCTAATAAGTCTACAATACTTGCAGCATACATATCTCCAGTTTTAATAAAAAATATCCTTACTTTTGCTTCTGAATATGTTGCCTCTATAATATCAGTTGAATCATCTAATTTTCCTGTTTTTTTCCAAACAGTTTTATCACTTATGTTGTTTATATTAATATAGCCATCATACAATCTAAAAATCATGTATGATACAACTTCATCCATATTATGTAAAGTTCTCCCTTTTAATTCAATATTTTTAGGTAATTCCATATTTTTAGCAATTTCTTTATAATCTGTTGTTTCCATACAACCAAACAATAAAAATAAACTAACAATAACTAATATAATCTTTTTCATAAAGCCCCTCCTAATAAATTATAATACTATTTGTACTATAAATATTAGAATTTGTCAAGTTATAAGCTATTTTCTTATTTTATTAAATTCATATTTTACTATTTGTATATCTTCTACCCATTCCCAATCTTGCTCATCTATACCTCCAGCTATAGGAAGAAAAGCTATGTCAAAATTACCAGAAAATCCATCAAATTTTAAATATTTTCGGAGTTGATTTATTCTATAATAGATTTTGTCTAATCCTTTGTTCATTTTTAAAGAAAAGTCTAAATCAACTCCTTTACTCATAGCTATAATTACTCTTGAGAAATCTCTGTATTTGTCTCTGATTTCTCTTTCTGTTCTAAAAAACCATTTTTACCTAAAATATCTTTTAAAACATCATTTAATAATTTATCTTCATATAAATCATTATCCATCATTTCTAAAAATGTAGATACATTCTTATCTTTAGGTGTTATATCTTTTCCATCTTGAACAATCTTTGTAACCACTCTTGATAAAATATAAAAATTAGGAGAGTTTTCATAAGTATTGTCTACATCATAAATCATTTCTCCTTTTTCATTTACTTTAACTTTTGGTAAATTAGCATGTTTATATCTTTCTTTTTCTCCAGCAGTTAGTCTATCTCTGTATTCTACATAAGTATTTTCATTTAATTTTTTTATCATTTTATCCTCCTAGTCTTTAAAAGTAATTTTTAAATGTGATTTTTCTGTATTATTTACTGATGCTTGTAAATCTATATTGTGACTTCCTGAACCTTTGTAATCTCCTCTTTTATTTGAGTTAATAAATAATTTAGGGGCTTCTATCACTATCAAATCATTATGACTTGAATCTCCTAATTTTATTGTTGCAGTAACAGGAGTTCCAGCTATCATTTTTTCTTTAAAGTCTTTAAAACTATTCTTTTCATATTCATTTTTTTGAATAGTTACTTTTGTATCCACTTGTTTAGTTCTTCTAATTTTTACATTATATAAACTATTTAATGAACCTTTTGCTTCTATTCCATTATCTATTGATATATCTGCTCCCTCAATATCAGTTGAAATATCTGTACCTCCAAGGTTAATATTAGAGAATAGACATCTTAAACTTTCTCCTCTTTCTGTTGCACCTACTACATTACCTGTTCCTATTTCATAAGTTTTTCCTACTACTTCAATAGTTGATTTTACATATCCACCAATAGCTATATTTATATCTAATTTTGAAATAACACAATCCACATATTCCCACTTTTCATTGTTATCTGTGTCAGTTAATACAACTGTATAAAATGCAGGTTTATCTGAGCTCATTTTATAATCATCAGTACCTTTTTTATATGAGATTCCAGCCATTAACTCCTCAAAAACTTTTTTTGAAAGTTCTATAGGAATACTTCCATTGACTTCAATTTTACCAACTGTACTATCTCCTTTTGCTGTTAAGTCTGTAAATACTTCTGATTCTAAAGCTGTTATGTTCTCTTCAACATTAAAATCAGTTGCCCCAGCATCTATTAATTGAGTTGCCTTTACTTTTTCTGCTGTTTGCTTTCCTAAATATACATTTACTCCCACTTTTACCTCCTATGTAATTTTAAATTTATATCAGCTGTAATTAATATTGTTGTATTTTCTTCTATTAATTCATTTGTAATATTGGTACTCAAATATGTAGTTATATGTTTTTTAATTTCATTTGATTTTAAAATTTCTTTTAATTGATTTAAAGTTTCTTCAATTTCAACATCATATTCTTTCTCAATATGTTCTTTAAAAACTTGTATTCTAAATCTTACTTCCTTATCACTTGGATTTCCTAGTAAATCATGTATCCATCTTTCAGAAATAGGCGTTAAAATAACAACAGGCTTTACATCTATTAAAGTGTCATCTATCTCTGCAATTTCACATTCTATATCTAAAGCCTTATATTTATCTTTAATTTCTCTAAGTATTTCTATCACAAAAATGCAACACCTCCCCCAGTCTGCTTATTTAGTTTATCCTTTTCTAATTTTTCAACTCTTTCATTAAATCCATTTATATAAGTGTGTAAAAAATCTAGCTTATCTTGTGAAATTTCATCTTTTTCTATCTTAGAATATAAGGCATATTGTAAATAGAATGAAATAAAAATCTTTCTATTTTCTTCATCTAAACTATTAAAATCTACATATAATAAATTTTTAACATAAACTCCTGCTTCAGTTTCTAATGAAGATAAATAAGTCTTAAAATCTTCTTCTTCTATTTTCATTGCTCTTTTTACTCTATCAAGTAAAGATTGAGGGATATTATACATTATTTAATCCTCCTAGCATTGTAAAAAGCTTTTTTCTTTACTAATCTTTTTCTTAATCCTACTTTTATTAAGGCTTCTTCAACAAAATATACTCCTTCAATATAGTGTTTACCAAATGCTTTTGATTTAGCTCCACGTTTTATTTTGGAAGTTCCTAATCTTGTTCTATGTCCATAATTAACATGTCCTGCATATTCTACAGAATTATAGATATATCCTACAATTCTTCTTCCATTTAATTTAGCTGGAATAATATTCCAACCTTTTTTTAATCTCCCACCTGTATAACCTTTTTTAGATTTTCCTACAGGAGTCAAGGGAACGACTTCTGCTTTTATATCAGATAATTTAGCATTCACTTCAAGTTCTAAAATTTCTTTTATTTTATCTTCTGCTTTATTATATATAGAAAATTTTAGTTTAATAGCCATTCCCTTTTATCTCCTTTTATTCTTCACTAGCTGTTATTTCAGGTTTCTTTGTTGTCAATAACAATACTTTTGTATCATCTTTTATGTAGATTCCATAATGTTGGTCTATATTAACTTTTGTTGCTTTATGGTCAATATCTCTTTCTTTTTCCACTTGTGGACTTCTCTTTAATAATAATGCTGCAGCTCCAGATTCAACTATTAAATTTTGTACTTCATTAGTAGTAGTTATCTCAGGATTAGCTGTAACTACTAATTGTACTCCACAAAGTTCTCCTATAACTCCTGACATCATTAAAGGTTTACCTGCAATATCTTTTAAAGCTAAGAAATTTTTGTCTTTTCTTAATTGTGCATATTGGTCTGGAGTTATAAACATCACTCTTGGTATATCCATTTTTTCTCCAAACTTAGTTAAAGCATCTGCTAAAACTTCATAAGACAACTCAACTGATTTTCTGTTATATTTTAATTTAGCTTTCTTTAATTCAACTAAAGTATCAGCATCTATTTTTCTTGCAATAGATATAGTTAACTGTGCAGTACCTTCTCCTAAAGGGTCTCCATATCCTGATAACAATGCTTCGTCTGAAAATTTAACTCCTTTTCCTATTTTCTTTATTGTCATAGTAGCTTTTGAAGTAGCTAATTTTTCATAAGGTATTGCTTCCAACTCTCCAACATCTTCTGCTATTCCAATCAAGCCCCATTTAGGAACTGTTAATGTATTCCCTGGGATTCCTTCCAATCTGTTATCTATCGTTAATAATGGTCCAAACACCAATTTATGAGGTAATTCTTGTCTTATCATATCTGCCATAACTTCTGGTACTATTAAATTTTCTAATTTAGTTTCATTTGCCATATTTTATTCTCCTCTCATTAATTTTTCATAAGTTTCTCTATCTTTTTGATATAATTCTGCTTTTTCTGTATAAGTCATTTTGCCAAATTGTTCCTTTGTAAGTCCAGCATAAGAAGTTCCAGTATGTACTTTTGCTCCAACTGTTTCTTCTGCTTTTTTTGCTATTAATTTCTTTAGTTCATTTGCTGCTTTTTTTATTTCTTCCTCTGTATCTCCTTTCACATAATCCCAAAGGTCAGTTTCAAGCCCTGATTTTCTTAAAACTTCTGTTCTAAAATAATTCTTTTGAAAAGCAGTAAGTTCTGCTATTTTTAAATCTGTTTCTGATTTATATTTAGCAAATTCACTTTCTTTTTCTTTTCCTTCTTGACTTGCTTTTGTTCTAACCTTATCAACTTCTCCTTGAATAAGCTTTGCTACAACATCGCTTTTTAAGATACTCTCCATAATTTCTTTATTAGCTAATACCTCATCTAATGTTATTTCTTTTGTAGTTGCCGTTGTTCTTTCAACTTCCCCTACTTTAGTTTCTTCTGCCATTTTATACCTCCTATAAATTAAAAAAGAGTTGCCCTCTCTATGAGTTCACCTCTCTTGTTGATTATTTATAAAAAAATAAAAGAGAGCTTTTAACTCTCTTAAATTAAATAAGCCTTTCTCCTCTTTGAACAGATTTATATATATCAGAATCCTTATCATAAAAATCATCATAAAAAGGTCCTTTCATTACAAAATCTGGATTTTCTAAAACTTCTTTTGCTTTTTCAATAGCTTCTTCTGTAGGTTTTTGAATCTCTCCTGTAGAAAGTATTTTATAAACTCTGAGATCTGCAAAAGGTCTTAATTCAATAGCTCTATTCTCAATATCTATATCAGCCCCCATACCATCTTCCAATTCTACAAAGATGAAATTATGCCAACCAAAAAGAGCTTTTTTAAATTTAGAATATTTCAACAATTTTTCCATCCTCCAGTCTAAATAATTTTATATTTTTATCTTTTAATATCTTTATTATATCTTCTTTTGGTAAACCATTAGTAAAACAAATTTCATTAACATCATCTAAAGTTATATCTCCATGATATTGTAATTCTATGTATCTGAAGAATCCATTTTCTTTTTTAATCTCTTTAGTTAAAGAGATGGCATCATCACTTTCTGATAAACTCTTTAAAGATTCATAATATTTCTTTAAATTATATTTATCAATACCCAATGATAAATTTTTATTAAAATCTCCAGCTACAACCGCTTTAGTAGCTCCAGCTAAAAGGCTGTCATCTAAAGTATAAGTTATTCTATCTTTTATTTTATCTTTATTAAAATTTATTATTATATCTCCATATTGTGATGTTCCATGTCTTTTTGAAAAAAATTCTATATCTTTAAGAAAATCTTTACTTGATAGATAACCATATTTTTCAGAAGAAACAAAAGACTCTTTATCTAAATTGTGTCCAAATAAATTCCTACTAGCTATCATACGAGCATTTGTATTGGGAACTCCACTGCTAGTACCAGTTTCAAAAAGGTTCATAAATTTATTTGTTTTTGTTAAACTTTCTAAGTCTTCACTTTTGTATCTCATAAAAAAAGCACTGTTTTCTTCAATATTTTTTATTTTTTTTCTTATTAAGTTTTGTTCTTCTTCTGTTAATATTTTATCAATTACTTCATTTTTCCAATTTTTAGAATAGTCATTAAATTTTTCTAAAGTTAAAGGTGTTTTTACTACTTCTGTTTTTTCCATTCTACTACTTTTATTATTTTTTTCAAAGCTTTTTTTCTCCCTTTCCTTTATTTCTTGTTTTTTCTTTTCTAAGGCTTCTCTATCAATAACAGGAACAGTTACTGACCTGCAAAATGGATGCATAAAAGGACAATTTACTCCTATTTGCCTATCTTTTAAGTCAAACACTTTTCCATTTAATGCTCTACATATTTTAGAAGTTCTATCATCAATAGTGGCTATAAATCTATACTTCGTTATTCCCATTTCTTTATAAACTTGTTCTTTTGCATTTTCTAAAGCTCCTGTTGTTTCAGTTTCTATTATTCTTCTTGCCTCATAGTATCCAACATTCATATCCTTAGATAATTTCTCTGACATTCTTTTAAATTCATGTCCTTGACTTATTCCTACTGTTATATTTTTCATAACTTTTCTAGCTAAACCGGTTCTATTTTTCCATACTCTATCAGAGTAATTTTCACTATTCCATTTTTGATTAACTATTCTTTCAATTAACTTTGGGTCAAATTTTGCTAAACTATTTCCTATAATTGCTGATGTATTTTTACTTACATAGTCAACCACTCCTATTAAATGATTTTTAATTACTTCTGTACTTTTTATTCCAGCTTTTCCTAAAGCATAATTGATACCAGTTAAAAGTTCTTGCTTTCTACTCACTCTTGTTCTTCCAGCCATTATATCCAATTCTTTTTTTAATGCTTTAGCTTCTTTTGTATCTATTCCTAATCTTTCAATTTCCTTAACATAACCTTTAATTGTATATCTAAATTTAGCTTTTTCTGTAATATTTAACATTCTTTGTAGGTCAGCAGCATCAAATTCATTTTTGGTTGCATACCTTTCAATAAAAAAAGCTAGGTCAGTTTCTAATTCTTTCCTAGCTTCTCTATATATAGCTTTTAACTGCCCTAATTTTTTTTCAGACATCTTATGGACTTCATTTTCTTGTTTAGTAAATCTTTTTATGAAATAGTCATTACTCTTTTGGCTCATCATTATCAACTTCTTTATCTAGTCCATCATAACTATCTTTTAAACTTTCTTCTTCTTTCATTCTTTCAATTTCAACTAAAGGGTCATCTACAAAGGTAGCTAATTTTAACCTTGTTTCTGTTGATACTAAACCTTCTAAATTTCTTTGTACTTGGCTTTCTTCTAAAATATTTCTTGGAGTATCTAAAGTAAAGTTAAAATTCATAGTTAAAGGGTCTAACCAGCTTCCTTCACTTGTTTGTGAATAGAAATCAAATAATTTATATAAAGATTCTTTAAAATAGTGAATAGTCTTTTTACAGTTATTATTTAAAGGTGCCAATAAGAAATGAATACCTAAATTTGTTAGTTGACCATAGCCCTCTCTATTTTTTTGTGAATCATAAGATTGAGCAAACTTAAATATATTATCAACTTCTTTATCTATGGCTTCTAATGTTCCTGCTATATTTATTTGCTTTGTAATAAAATCTACATCTGCATCTTTTTCTTGTAATGATATGGCTCCAACTTGAATCATTCCATCAATCATTTCCTGTGTCGGAGAACAGCCTTTAAATTTTATATATGCCATTCTAAATTGTTCTAATTCAGATGCTAAATCAGAATACATTTTATCTACTACTTCTATTATATTCCTAATTCTGTATGTTTCTGATATTTCTTCCTTATTATTTTTAAACTTAAATAAAGGAACATCATTAAATAAATGATTTACATTACTTTTACTTCCGTTAAATTCAGATATAGGAGTTAATGAAGATTCTTTTTTTTGATAATAATATCTTTTTTGCTTATCATAAGCTTCAACAATTTCTATATCATCTCCATTTTCATTTTTAGCAGGTATTACTCTAAATGCAAAGTTTTTATTGTAATCATCAAAGTAGCAATTCCAAGGGTCTACTTCTATGAAGTCAAATTTACTTTTATCATCTATATAAGCTAGGCAACAACCATATCCAAATACTGCTGCTTGTACTCCAAGTTCAACTATAACTCTATCAAATGCAGTGTATCTTCTAAATCTTAATAATTCATCACTTTTATCATTGTCAGTATCTAAGCTTATTGAAATAGGATTTCCTAAAAAATGTCCTACCTTAGTATTTATAATTACTCCAACATAATCATGGTTTATTTTATTATTAATTTTTTGAGCTCTTGGTAAAATTCTTTCAAATATAGTTACTTTTTTTGTTTTATATCTTTCCCAATCTTTATTGAAATTTGAATTTCTTGAACTCTGTTCTTCTAACATTTTTTTTATTCTTTTCTCAATATCTATCATAAAGTTACTCCTCTTAAAATTCCAATTCCTGCTCCTATACTCATCTTTTCGGCAACCCCAGTCAAAGCATCAGGTCCATCATCATGCTTGTTTTTACCTTCTTTTTGATAAGAAATAATATCCTTTGCAAATTCTGGCCATCTATTTTTCCAATCAATAGGCATATAGATATTTGCATTAACCCAAGCACTATTTGATAATATTCTTGCTATTTTATTTCCAGATTGATGAAACCATTTAACAACTGTCTTATAATTTCCTTTATCTCTTGTAATTCTTTCTATGTTCCTTGCAAATGCTCTACCACCATTATTGCTTTCTATATCTGCAACATTCACATTAAACTTTTTATATGCTTCTGCAACCATAGGTTCTGTTATTTCCATAGCTTCTTTAGTATAGATAACATCTAATATATAAGCACTATCTTTGCAATCTGCATAAATGATATTACATAGAAAATCATCTCCAGTGTCAGCTGTATCACAATAGGCAGATATTTTAACAATCTTTTCTTTTGGTAAATCAACATAAGTTTTAAATTCATTGTATAATCTACCTTTAATATCTATTGGCTCTTGCTGGTAGTTTGCTGAGGCTATTTCTGGTCCCATAGCTTTAGCTTTTGATAAATAAGATTTATAACTTAATATTTCATCACAAAGCATGGTACCTTTATCATCTTGAACAGCTTTCATTTTGATATGTTTCACTTTTTTTCCTTCTTCTTTATAGTGCTCTATAGCTCTACCAGCTAGGTCTCCGCTAACCCAACGAGTCATTATAATTATTATCTTTCCACCTTCTTCTAATCTTGAAAGCATTGTTTGTGCATACCATCCCCAATGTTTATCTAAAACATTAGCGTTGTAAGCTTCTTCTGCATTTTTGATTAAGTCATCTATTATCATAAGGCTACAACCAAAACCTGTAGCAGTTCCACCAGGTGCAGTTGCTAGATAGTTATTGTATCCACCTTCTAAACTCCAAAGGTTCATAGCACCATCACCTTGTTTTATACTTACACCAGGAAATATGTCTGAAAAAACTATTTTATCTTTATCAGCTTTTACCTCTTGAATAGTGTTTCTAACATCTTTTGAAGATTGAGTTGATAAAGTTTCATTGTAACTTCCTGTCATTATTTTTGCATTTATATCTCTACCAAGTAACCATTCTACTAAATTTCCTACTGTCCTTGACTTTCCATGTCTAGGTGGAAGATTTAAAATAAGAACTTCATCTTCACTTGTTAGAAAGTTTTGTAAATCATTGCATAAATCAACTAAAAATTTTCTCTCATATTTATAGAAGTTAGGAGCTTTTAAATAACAATAAAAAAAGAACTCACGTCTTGCAAGCTCTATTTTTGCTCTTCTTATTGCTTCTTTATTTATCTCCACCAAATATCACCTTTTTTAATTCTTCTGTGGATAGCCCTTTAAATGGATCCTCTGTTTTTAGTTCTCCTTTAACTTCTAGTTTTTCAGTAAACATCCCTAGATGTCTACCTAGCATTTCTAATGCTTTTTCTTTGTTATAAAATGTTACTTCTATCCCAAATTTAGTTTCCTTAACTCCAGATATACATGCTTTTTGTTCAGGACTTAACTCATCAAAATTTTTAATTATAACTCTATTATTATTAAGATTAACTATTCCAGTTCTATCTGTAAAAGCTAAATTAGCAATCTCTTTTAATACTCTATCTTGTGTTATTTCAGTCCTTTTTTCTCTTTCTTTCATTGCTGCTTGTATTTTCTCTTGTACCTTAGCATTTCTTAGTAATTTACTTGCATTAACAGCCGCAGTATTCTCATCTTTAACTTTATATCCTGCTCTGATATATGCTTGTGTACCATTCAAGTCTTTCAAATATTCTTTCACAAATAAATCTTGTTTAGTCAATCTTTTTCACCTCCAATTTATCCTCTTTTTTGTTTGTAACTTAAAATTCTGTGCCTATACTTAGGTTCTAATTTTTCAATTTTATTTAATAATTTCTTATCATTAAAATACTCCCAGTATATCGTTCCTTGTGCTAAGTTTCCAAATAAACATTGTCCTTCAATATCTTCAAACCTTACTATTTCTTTTGAATTTCTGTTTATATCTAAACTTTCTTTTTCTGTTTCAAATTCTAAATCTAAGCCTAGAATTTTATTTAATAAAGTTGTATGGGTATCTATATAACTTCCTATATGTAACTTTCCCAATACAAACAACACTGGTCCATCTCTAAAACCTATATCAAAAAATTTCTTATATGTTTTCATAAAATTCTCCTGTTTTGTAAATAAAAAAACTCCCACATCTGTGAGAGTGTTCTTCTTTGGCAGGTGCATATTGGGTTTTTCACCAATGCGAGACCAACTCTTCCGTCTAACCAACCTATTAGATTGATGCACCACATAGTAAGACTTTTTTATAGTAGAGTCTTGAACTACTTTTGACATAAGGTAGGAATTACTTCCAACACTGTTAATATGCTACCATATTAACATATAAAAACTGACAAAACAATACACCTTTTTTGACAGGGTTTTGACAAATCTGTATTAAAAATCTATCAATCTTTGTGTTTTAAAATGTAATTCTAACGCTGATAAAATGCTATTCCTCATTCTATACGCTGTTCTGATATGGATATCTAATTCTGTTGAAATATCTTCATAAGTCATTTTTTTGAAATATTTCATTTCTATGAATTTGTAATCTTCGTGGTCCTTCACCATATCCAGAGCACTATCAATTCTGAATAATATTTCTTCATGTCTGCTAATATCATTAGATATTCTAATTTTTAATTCTTCTATTCTCTCCATATCTGATTTAACTTCTGTGAAGTTAGATCCTGGTATTTTATCTAAGCTATAACTTTTTAATAAAATTGGGTTATTGAAATATTCTAAATCCTTTTTTATTTTATTTATATATTTGTTATAGCTATATAATATTTCTTCCATCTTTCTAAAAATTATCTTTTGCTCCTGTGTTGCCATTTTAATTCACCTCTGTTATTATATTTTCTAAGATTTCCATCTTTATACCCTCTGAAGAATACAGCTCTTGCATATACTTAGAAAATTCAATTTTCTTTGCTTCTATCTCATCCTCAGTCATATATTTCTCTTTGAATATGTGACTGTTTATTATTCTTACCTGGTTTCCATCTCTTACTCTTAACTCTTGTAAATACTCAATCATTATATTCTCTCCTTTAACTTTTTATATTTCACTAATGTAGTTAGGCAACTTATAACTATAATTTATATCTATAAATTCATCTTCTATTTCAGACTCATAATCATCTATTTCTTCATAAGTTTGTAAATCAATTCCATTTTTTGTAGCTTCAAAATCTTTTAATAGATATTTTAATTGTGTATAAGGATTATTAACTCCCATATATTCATTATCAATTAATAAAAAATAATTATCTAAAAACAAACCACAACTTTTAAAATAACCTACTGTTTCAGGATGTTTATTTATAAAATTTTCAATATCAATTTTATTATAGAATTTAATGTATACTTCTATTCTCATTAATTCAACTCCTTCTCTATTTCTTATATTTTCCATTCTTATAAGATTCTAATTTTGCAATATGCTTTTTAAAATCTTGCTCAGTTAATCCACTGATTAAAAGCAAATTTACAGTAGCAGTTATTAAATCTAAGCCCTCAGCAATAAATTTATCTCTATCTTTCACATAGCTAAAAGTGCTAGTTTCTCTAACTTCTGATAATAACTCTTTGTACTCTTCTTTAACTTTTCCTAGCTGTGCTATATTTGAAGCTCCATAAGCTAGGGATTTATAGTTTGCTAATTTATTAAAATCAATCTCCATTATCTCACTTCCTCATAAGTTGCTATAAATATATCAGGTTTACAAGGAAAAAATTCACCTTTTATACCTTTTATTATGTAATCTCCAAAACTAGCCTTCATCATACCCTCAAGTGTTTTTATTTCAATATAGCCTTGTTTTAACATCCTTTGACTAAAATCTTCCAGTTCTTCTACACTTTTGGTTTCTTTATAATTTGCTCCATCTAAAAAATCAAAAACCTCTATAATGTTATCCTCTTTTAATTGTATTGCTTCTATTTCCACAGGTTTTTTAACATATTTCTTAATCATCTATCTACTCCTTTATTTTTCTTTTAATACCAATACTGGCCATAATTTTTTAATCATTTACTACCTCTAATTATTAAAAAAATTTTTATATTCATCATCACTAACAAGTACCCAACCATTTTTAAATTTCATAAAAGTTTTCTTAAAATCTTCTAAATCATAAGGATAATAATAGCTTCTTTTATCTTCAAGACAAACTATATTATTAGAAAATTCAGTAACCATTAAACTATCCCAGCTTTTATGTTTTACTTTATTACCTTTTTTAATTTCTTCTACTGCTTGTTTAAAAGTCATTTGTCTGTTCCTCTTTCATAAATATCAACCAATGTGTCTTAGCTCTCTTATTCCCAAAAAGAGGCTTAACATCAGTTAGTTTTAATATTTCATTAAGTTTAATCTGCTCCTCATTCCACTTAAAAACTAATATTCCATTGATTTCCAACACTCTAAAACATTCTTTGAAGCCTTGTTTTAAATCCTCTTGCCAGTTAGGACCTAGTTGGCCATACTTTTTAGCCAACCAACTACTAGCTCCAACCCTAACTAAATGTGGAGGATCAAAGACTACAAGTTTAAAACTGCTATCTGGAAAAGGTATATTTCTAAAATCTGCAATTATGTCTGGCTTTATTTCTAGGTTTCTTCCATCACATAACACATCTTCAAGTTCTCTATTATCCATATAAACTGTGTCAGTTCTGTCTTTATCAAACCAAAACATCTTTGAACCACAGCATACATCAAGAATTTTTTTAGTCATCTTCCTCCCAATCAGCTAATTCTTCTATGTCATCATGATAACAATTACAATTTTGACATTCAAAACCAATTACATTAGAGCTTTCTACAACAAAATTTTTATGTCTTAAAATTGTTCCTGATGAAATAGAACTATTTAAATGTGCCTTAAAATTAGTTCCTCCACATTCTTTACACTTCCACATTTTTATCCTCCAATATTTCCATTACCATAGTCCATAATCCAGTAGTTCCATATTTTCCTAAATTCTTTATTATAACTTCCCCATTTTTTGTTTCAATTTTTAAAGTTTTTAATCCATAGTCAATTACAATTTCAGAAAGATTATATTTTTCAACTGTTTTTTTTAATTCTAAACATTTGATGACTTTACATATTTTTTCTTTTTCTTCTTCACTTCTATCATCATAAAAGTATATTAAAGAAGTATTATCAAATATCTTTATCTTTCCTGCTTCATCTTCCAAAGCCTCCAAAATCTTATCTATAAATCTAGCTTTTAACATTACTCAACCTCCAATCTCTCCATTTCTCACTCTTTCCCAGAATTCTTGCCACTCTTTACTATCTATAACTTTTTGTGCTTCTTCTTCGGTTCTGAAATAATTACCTAATTCATAAAAAGAATCTTTATAGCTTCCATAATCATCTTGAGTAGTTGATATTTCACCATTTTCAGAAATACAAAAGAATCTTTCGTGAGGTTCCGCTCTCCATCTCTTAAGGATCCCATATTCTTCATTCACATAATCAACAAATTCTTTTATTTGTTTTATTTTTTCTTCACAGTAACAATTGATATCGTTATCTGAAAGAAAAATATCATCATATATCCATATTATACGTTGTTCTAAATCTGTTGGACTTTCTAAAAACTGACATTTATATTTTTCAACATCTTCTTTTAATAAACCATCTGCAAAAAAATCATCATTTAATTTTTTAATTCTAACTGCAATTTTATCAAATACTTCTTGATATTCTATCTCTAATATATTTTCTTTTTCCATTACTTCCTCCTATCTATTTCTTAGTCTTTCTTATTTTTCCACCAACTTTTAAAAGTTGGGCTTCATATTCTTTAATTAATAAATTTATTATTTCTCTACTTTCAAAAGATGTAACATTAGTTTCTTCAATTAAATTTCCATTTTCATCATACAAAAGAAATTCGCTGTAAATATCATCATCTATTCTATTTTCACGAATAGTTTTAGCTTTATATAATCCTTTCAAAACTTGATGATATAGTTTTCTAAGCTCTTTATTAGCTAAATCATTCATATTGCTTCCTCCAGTCTCACAACACTATCATCAACTTCTCTCAACCACATAGCTTTAAAATCTTTAAACGTATTAACTACATCAGTTATCATAGATTTTAAAACTACTCCTATCATATTTCTTTTGTGGAAATTAATAGTTCCAAACATCATAATTACTAGAAACATAGTTCTAAGAAGTTCTAAATTATCACCTGTTTCTTTGTGCTCGCATTCTGCAAATACCTCATCTAAGACTTTCAAGATTTCTTTTTCTGCATTGTAGTTTATATTCTTTTTGAACTTATCTACAATCTTGTTTGAAGCTTTTATAGTTCTAGTCAATATAGCTTTGTAATATCTATTTAGAAACATACCCTCTTTATCCCAAAGTTCTCTATTAATTTTTAGATATTTGTTTATAAGATAGATTAATGTAATTCCTTGCATGTCTCCATCTTTATGAGTAACTCTTATCTTTTGCATAATTTTACCCCTTATATTCTTTTATAAAATCATCAAGTATATCTCTAGCCATTTCATAATTTTCACTGAAAATATTTCTGAAAATACTATCTAATTCAAAAGCATTTTCTATGCTCAAATCTTTAGCTATTTCAGAAATGATTTTACTCCATTCAACACCTAAATCTTTTTCTAATTCATTAATATCTAGCTCAATAATTCCATATTTATCGGAATTATCTCTTTCTATCACCCATTCCAAATATTTAGCAGCCTTCTTATAATCTTCCTTACCATTTTTCTTTTCTGCTCTAATTAAATATTTAAGAATATTCCCAAGACAGAAAGCTACAAAGCCTTTTAATCCCAATACTCTTTTAATTATTTCTATGCTATTAAAACCACAAATTTGGTAATGGTTAGCATTGTTTATATTATCTATTTTTTTATTTTCCATTTACTCCTCCTAATATTGAACATCTTCCCGATGTCGGCAATATGATAAACTACTGAATTTACTGTATATTTATTCATTTTGTCGAGGTTAACAAAATGCTTAAAGTACCTCTATTTCTACTCCTGCTCTAGCCTTATCAACTTCAAAACCTTTGAAAATTGGTATTATATTAATAGAATCATCATCTTCTATGTATCCATATTCTTGCATTAAGTCAAAAATTATTTGTGCAGCATTGATATAGTCAAATCTTCTTCTTGAATCTCTTATAAAAAATAATTCTATTTTATAAGGTTTTTCCTTATTTTCTAACATTTTAAGAAATTTTCTTTTATTTAAAATCCAATCTGTTTTTGAAGTTTTAATATATTTTTCTGTAACTTCTGAATTTATCAATCTTGTTGTTTTCTTTCCAGTTTTTTTATTAGTAATTGTTATTATTCTTTTACTATTTTTAGAACTTGGAGTATTTCCATTTATAAATATCATTTTATTCCTCCCAAAATGATTTACTCTTTGGCTTTCTCTTAGAAGCCCAATTAAAATTAAATTGTTTAGTTATCTGATTAATTCTATCTAAAATTTTATCCGACTTTCTAAACTCTAAAAAATCTTTAAGTTCAACAATATCTAAGTTTGTTGTTATTAAAATTGGTTTATCAGCTCTATATCTAGTATCAATAATGGCAAATATCTTTTCTTTTCCCCATTCATCTGATACTTTTTCACTTCCTAAGTCATCTAAAAACAACATATCTACATCTTCAACTGCTTTTAAAAATGTAGTTTCTTGAGAAAAATCATCTTTCAAAGTTCTTAGATAGCTCCCAAGATTAAAACTTAAAACAGTGTAATTATGCTTAGTTAAATAATTGCAAATACAGTTTGCAAGGAATGTTTTCCCAGTTCCTGGTTTTCCTAAAAATAATAATCCATCATTAATTTTTAGGACTTTATCATATCCTTGTACATATTTTTTTATTTTGCTATACAACTGTTTTTCTGAATCACAAGTTAAGACAGCATTATTAAAAGTGTCATTTCCTGAATTCCTGTCAGTGATTGAAAGCTTTTTAAACTTTTCAATCCTGTAAAGTGTTTGTTTTTGTTTCTTACAACTACAAATACGGCTTATAGTTTTCCCATTTTCTAATGTTTCAAGTATTATTTCTCCACATTCTTCGCATTTCCAAGTCTTGTAGTTGTTAATTTGTTCGGTAGTTGGTTCTTTAAAGTTATTTGTAAGTTCATCAATTTTATGAATCACTTCTTCCCACCTCCGTTGAGTACATCATCTATCGTTAAGTTGTAATCCTTTTCTCTATTATGGTCAGGCGATTCTTTTTTCCTGTCGAGTTTATTAGAAGTAGATTTTTCTTTGTTTCTACTTAATTTTAGAGCTTCTGTTATGCTCATACTGTAATCCTTTTCTCCTGCATTGCAGGGGTCAGCCGATTTTAAGTTGCTGTCAAGTTTATAATCAGAAGTTTCTTTGCTTCTGTCGAGTTCATTTAAGTTATAGTTTTCTTTAAGGGCAGATATTATATATCCATCTCCCTTATTGTTTTTATTAGCATAATTAATAACTTCTTTTATTCTTGTAATGCTATTGCAATATTTAAGAATTCTATCCACTGTTATTTTTCTCATTCCAATTAGAAGTCTAATTTCATTTCTTAAACTACTGCTGCACTCTGTTGAGTTATTAATATTATTTTTATTAGTATTATTCTTATTATTATTTATTCTTATTAGAGTATCGTTTAGGTTACTGGTACTAGTATCGTTTAGGTTACTGGTACTAGTATCGTTTAGGTTACTGGTTATGTAATACATAGTAGCTTTTCCATAAACTTTTTTGCTTTTTATCAATCCAATTTTCTCTAAATCTTGTATAGCCTTAGCTATTTCATTTCTTCTTGTTATATTTAAATCATCTGCAAGAGAGTTATAAGAGTAATAAAAAAATATTTCTCTACTCTCATCTGTAAATTTATTTCTATTTTCTTTTAAACAAGAAATCTTATATCTATCAAGCATTAACATATATACAGCAAATGTTGTACTATTTATTTCTCCTGTTCTCCAGCTCCTAAAAAGGCTTTTAGGAACTTGGAAATAAGGTTCTTTTTCTTCCAAGCTCCTCTACCTCCTTTGTGCCATTCCTATTTGCTTCTTAGGTCTGCTGGTTCTATCCATGCAGAGACATATTCTAAACAATCTCTTAAATCTTTTCTTTTAATATCTCTATAACTTGCTACTCCAAATCTATCTTTTAAATCTCTATATATAGCTTGGAACATATATTTTTTATCTTCTATTAATTCTGGAACAATATCTAATCTTTGATACACTCTTGTTGCAACTGCTCTTTGTATTTTCCTTTGTTCTCCATTATCAACTCTTATTTCATTGTCAACTTTGTTTTCTAAGACTTCTACTCTGTCTACAATCTTTTCTTGTTCCTGTAAAGTTGCTATCATCATTTGCTGTATAGATAAGTTGGCAAATGGATTTTTTATTTTTTCTTCTAAGGTTTCCAGGAAGTGTATAACAGATTTTCTAACATATTTACTTTCCCTAACTAAAACTTGTCTTGCTTGGCTAAGAGTTAAGACAAACATTGGCTGTTCTCTATTCCATTGGTCTTTATAAGAGGTCGGCGAAATTTTTCCCTCACCTATTTCCTCAGAAAATTCCTCTCTTATAATTTTTAATAGATCCTTATGTTGTAAGTCTGTTCTATTTTCTTCTTCTTTTCTAAACTTATTTATTTCTGCTACTAATTCTAAACTTGTAATTTTATCTTTGTTTATTATTTCATTCATAGTTGCCTCCTTATTTGTTATCTTTAAATAAGTTTTGAGCTATGGTATCATCATAAGCACCTTTTTTATCTTCTTTTGGTTCTTCTATGACTTCTCCAGTTTCTCCATTTACAACCATTCCATCTTCTAAAACGATTACTTCTTCTGTTTCTCCTGTCTTTTCGTCAGCAACTTTAAATGTCTTTTCATCCTTGTTTGCCATTTCTAAAAATTCTACAGAAACTGGTAACCATTTAAGCATTTTCTTAACTACTGTTTTATGTGCCATAGCTTCAAAGTCTGTTTTCCAAGGTCCATTACCATAAGTTTTAGAAAACTTCTTTCCATGTGCTTCTATTTCCTCTTTTGTCATATATTCAAAAGCTCTTGCATCATCTTTTAAAACTGCAACACAGTAGCAGCCTATAAAGTTTCCTTTATTTTGCAAATTTGGTTTATGTTTTAAATCTCTATCTAAACCATAAGTCATTTCAAATTCATCATTTTCATATACAGAGTAGGCATATATATCTTTTAATTGCCCACTTCTTCTTAGGAGTTCTATCATTCCCTTATATCCGATTTGGAATTGGCATTCTCTTCCATAAGGGATTAAATAACATTGTCCAAGCACTCCTGGTTCTAATCCAAGTTGAGCAGATACCATCAATGCTCCTAACAGACTTTCTTGATTACATTGTGCTAATTTTGGATTTTGTCTTATAGTTGTTATTGCAATTCTTACAAATCTATCACTGTTAATGTGTTTTGGAAGTGCAGTTGCAAATTGCTTTGCTCCTGCTTGTATTACATCAAATATTGTTTTTGATTTTTTCTCTGCTACTGCTGTTCCAGTAGCTCCTGTTAAACTATTTTTAGCTGTTGTTGTTCCCATTTTATCTACTCTCCTTTTTATCTAACCATTAAAAATTTTGATGTTTTTTGATGTTTATTTTCTAATTCTTTGTATTGTTCCATTAGTTCCAAGTTTTCTTTTGCCATTGCCTCAAAATCTGGTGTTTTTCTAGTTTGTATATTAAATTTAAACTTTCCAGCAACTCCCTTTTGAGTACCATTATTTATAAGTTCCAACATTATCTCTTCTTTTAATAGATCCTGTTCTTTCTTTAAAGAATTAATTTCTTTACCTAATTCTTTAATTTTTACAGCTTTTTCTTCTAAATAATCAAACTCCACAACTTCATCATTTTCTATCTCCATTGCCTTTTTCTTTAAGTGGTCCATATATGCATCACTTCCATCTGGCATAGGTGGTATTAGCTTTAAAATGTTTTGATTATAGAACTCACTAGCTTTATTTCTAATAAGTTCTATGTCTTCCTCACTTCTCTCTACTTTAAATTCTTTATACTGTTGTCCACCAATTAAAACTGCTACATAAGCAAATCTATAACCTGTAAGCATCAAATAGTGTTGTACTTGTGCATAGTAACTTTGAGGGATTGTATCTTCTTCCCATTCTTTTTTGTTCCAAATAGAAGTTGTCTTTATTTCTAAAACTCCATAATCTCCTGTTTCCTTATCTTTTAAAACCCCGTCTAAATTGGCTATAAAGAAATTATCCACAATAGAATATGGTGCTTGGTATACAATTAGTTCACTATGTCTGTTAGCAAACTCTTTTATAACTGTTCCCTCTAACATATGCCCCCAATGAGTAGCTTCGTTCCCTTTAAATGTACTGCCCTCTGTTTTATCTATATAAACATCTATTATTGATTTATAAGGATTAACTCCTAAGATAGCTCCTATATCAGAACCACCTATTCTTTTTGCTCTAAGTTCATGCCAATCATCTTCATTATCATAGCCGTATACTTCCCCACGGCTTGATAGAGAG